GACCGGTCTGAAGCATGGAAGAAGTACAAATCTGACAACAGTAAAAAGTGTCCATGGGTCACTGACGAAGAACAGATGATCCTCAAAACAGTCGTGAAGCAGGCGGCAAAATACTGGCCTCGCCGTGAGCGCCTGGATGCCGCTATCGACCACGTTAATACCGAGGGCGAAGAAGGTATCAACTTTGCAGCAGAACGCCAGCCAGAGCGCGATATAACGCCGCTTAGCGAAACCACTCAGAAAGAGATTAACGACCTGCTCGTCTCTCTGGATAAGACATGGGATGCCGATCTTCTCCCTCTCTGTTCACGCATTTTCAAACGCCCTATCTCGCAGCCAGCCGACCTAACAGAAATGGAAGGTGTTAAGGCTCTCGGGTTCCTCAGGCAAAAGGCGGCAGCATGACACCAGAAATTATCCTGGCCCGGACCGGTATCGACGTAACTACTATCCAGCAAGGCGACGAGGCATGGCACCGGCTGCGCCTCGGCGTTATCACCGCCTCTGAAGTGCACAACGTCATCGCCAAGCCAAGATCGGGAAAGAAGTGGACAGACATGAAAATGTCCTACTTCCACACTCTACTCGCCGAGGTATGCACAGGCGTCGCGCCAGAGGTTAATGCCAAGGCGCTGGCCTGGGGCAAGCAGTATGAAGAAGACGCCCGCACCCTCTTCGAGTTCACCACCGACGTGAAAGTCACGGAGTCTCCGATCCTGTTCCGTGACGAGAGCATGCGCACTGCGTGCTCCCCTGACGGCCTTTGCAGTAACGATTTCGGCCTCGAACTGAAATGCCCGTTCACCTCTCGAGACTTCATGAAATTCCGCCTTGGCGGTTTCGAAGCCATCAAGTCTGCGTATATGGCCCAGGTGCAGTACAGCATGTGGGTGACCGGGAAAGATGCCTGGTTTTTTGCCAACTACGACCCTCGCATGAAACGCGAAGGCATTCACCATGTCGTCGTTGAGCGGGATCCGCAGTACATGACCGATTTCAACGAAATGGTGCCGGAGTTCATTGAGAAGATGGACGAGGCGCTGGCGGAAATTGGCTTCACGTTCGGGGAGCAGTGGAAATGAAACGCACACCATTCTACCGCAGGCCCGGGCGAACCGGGCAATTCTCCGGCCTCCGTGAGCGCGTTATATGGATGATTCAGACGCGCGGACGCCCGGTAACCGGTAGCGAAATTGCTGAGAAGTTTGGCGTAACGCTCATCGAGTTCAACCGGGTCGCCAATGGCATTACCTGCGGTACCGGGCAGATAGCGCAGATCGTTGAGTCGGAAAAATGGATCAACGAGGACGGCATCTGCGACCGGACTTTCAACCTGGTAACAAAACCAAAGGTCGTAACGCCGCAAGGTAAATCGCGCCTGTTCACCCGGCGCGCAATACAGCAGTCGCAGGAAGGCAGACGGCAGGAGTGCATTGCTCGCGCCGCCCGCCGTAGCCGCCTGATTGCCGCAGGCCTCTACATCGACGAAATGGAGTCAGTGCTATGAAAGCGTGGTCACTCGAAGAGCTGGCGCTGCTGTGGCGATACTCAAACGCCGAAGTCGCAGAGATTACCGGCCGCAGCATTGAAGAGGTCGGAGATAAGCGCCTGCAAACGAATATTGAACGTAATGGCTGGGATGTTAACGATCCGGAGCGGGAGGATGTATGACCGAAAAATACTCTCTTATCTACGCTGATCCTCCCTGGTCTTACGGCAACACCATCAGCAACGGCGCTGCCGCCGATCACTACTCCACCATGAAGCTCATCGACATCAAGCGCCTGCCAGTGTGGGAACTTGCCGCCGAAAACTCGGTGCTGGCGATGTGGTACACCGGCACGCATAACCAGGAGGCTATCGAACTGGCCGAGGCCTGGGGATTTACAGTTCGCACGATGAAGGGCTTTACCTGGGTGAAGCTGAATCAGAACGCCGAGTTGCGCATCAACAAGGCGCTGGCCGAGGGTGGAGTCACCGACTTTTACGACTTCCTCTATCTGCTTAACGCCGAGACGCGCATGAACGGCGGCAATCACACCCGGGCCAATACAGAAGACCTGTTGATTGCCACCCGCGGCGCCGGGCTGGAACGAAAGCACGCAGGGATTAAGCAGGTGGTATACAGCCCGCTCGGCGCGCACAGCGAAAAGCCGTGGGAAGTTCGGCACCGGCTGGAGTTGCTTTACGGTGATGTGCCACGCATTGAATTATTCAGTCGCAGCGCAGCGCCAGGCTGGCATCACTGGGGAAATCAGTGCGCCACCGCCGCGGTGGAACTGCTGCCCGGCTGCGCCATCGACGTCGTGAAAACGGAGGCCGCATGACGCCAGCGAATGAAAACGCCGTCCGCGCCGCCTGCCGCCGGTGCACCGAAGAAATCCAGCAGGCCATGCGCAAGAAGCCAAAGCCTAACTGGAACGAAACGGTGCCTCCCATCATCAATAAGCATCACAAGAAAATTGAAGCTCTGGGAGTTAGCCTTCTGGAGTTCGTCGTATACACAGGTCGGCTTAATCGCCGCTTCGGAGTTGAATCGTGACCAAATACGCGAAACTGGATAGCGAAGTGTTAAGTGCTATCGGTGCTCAGCCAACCTCGTTCACGGAGCTATTTAGCCCTTCCGTCAGACAGGAGTGCCTGATCATTGCTGAAGCAGAAGGAAAGCACCCAATGGACGTCTTCCGCATTCTTGACCGACGACTCCAGTCTCTCAGGAAGCTTGGTGTCATCCAGCACGTCAAAGGCAAGGGTTGGATACAGCCATGAAATCGCAAATTACCAGGTCGCTAAAGCGGACTTTTTTATTGCTGGCATTCACCTTCAACCGAATTAACCGACAGTTCCGGGAGCAGTGATTATGCAAGAGTTCAAGGGTACTCCGGGAAAATGGAGTTTTTCTCACGGTAGCGCAAGTGACGACAACGTGGCTTGCATAGAAATTAATTCATCAGAATCTCTGCACGAAATTGCTTATCTCCAAAGCACACCAGAAAGCATCGGAAAATACGAACAGACATCGTTCGATAAAACTATCGCGAATGCGCATCTTATAGCAGCGGCGCCTGATTTGCTGGATGCGCTGCAAAGCCTATTCGACAACTATAAGCAGCTCGCTGATTCAGGTGATGCCGGTAACTGGCGGCTCGAAGATGAACCTGCCGGAAAGAAGGCGCTGCATGCTATCAACAAAGCCCTCGGTAAGGAGTGACCATGGCAGACATCATCGATACCGCAGCAGAGATTGAAGAGCTTCAGCGTAACGCTGCCCTTTCCGCTCACCGCATTGACCGTAACGCCGTATCAGCTGTGCATTGCGCGGAATGCGGCGAAGACATCCCGGAGCCGCGGCGCGCTGCCGTACCCGGCTGCCAGACGTGCGCAGAGTGCCAGGGCGTGATCGAATTGAAGAATAAGCAGAGGGGGATGTGATGCCGGGAAAAGTCATTAAGGGTGAGCGCTTCCAGATTGGCGAGGTATGGCAGTCGCCACGCGGCTTCCTCTACAAAGTTGTCGATGTTGCAGGGAAAGAGGCGGTCCTTCGCTTGGGGACTCATGGCCTTGGGCGAAAAACGAAGCGATGGGTTGACGCCATCAGTGGTTGGTCGCTGTATGTGAAGGAGGAGTGATGGATTACAGCAAGTTGAGTGATAAGGAAGTTAATCGAAAGGTTCAGATAGCTTCAAGACTAATTGGTTCACTGACGGGAAGAGGCGTCCTAATTGTCAGGGATGGAAAGTGGGAATTCTTCGATCCATGCAACAACCCGGCGGATGCTTGGCCGATTATCACCGCAAATAAAATCAGCATTTACGCAATGAGCGAAGCGGACAAAAGAGGCGGTTGGGGGGCGGAGGCTTTTCATCCCAACGATGCATATAGCTTTAACGATAACCCACTTCGTGCCGCAATGATTGTCTTCCTCATGATGCAGGAGTCAGCCAATGTTCAGGATAATCCAGCCTAATACCTGGTACGCCGATCCCCACGGCGCGCCCTGCAAAATCCTCCGCGCTACCCACGACGTAATCCACTACATCCGCAACGGTCGCACCTGCATCGCCAGCATAGGCCGCTTTAACCAGGATTTCGAGCCGTTGACCAAAGCACAGGCTGAGCGGATCGGCGAAGAAATCGAAACAGCAGAACACCTGAAGAAGCTGCGCGCCCAGCGTGCGGCATGAGGAAGAATATGAATTTCACTATTGGCACCAACAATCAAAGCTGGGATGGAAATGGTATGCCTCCAGTCGGGACGGTATGCGAGATAGCAGCAAGCACGCCACAGTTGCATATCAAGCACCCAGAAGGATCGGTCGTGAAAATTTACGCGCACTTCACTGACGATCGAGGCATTGAGCTGGCTGCATTCGTTGATGAAATCGGTAAAGTCGGAGGGGTTTGCACCTCCAAGTGTTTTCTACCTCTGAAAACGCAAGAGGATAAAAAGCGCGAATTATTGATCGAAACAGTAAACGGACTAATTGATGGATTTATGAAATCGTCCGGTGGCGATTATTCCAAACTTGGCGCAGTGGTTGTCGATTATCTCTCGCTGCCGAAGAAACTCGAATGACGCAACTGATAGCCAGTTATGAGCTGGTTATTGGGTGCGAAAGCACTGCCTCACATCCCTTGATGTTATTGCCGCCTACGGGCGGCTTCTTTTTGCCTGGAGAAAACCATGAGCGACATTATTCAGTTGGTACCGAATAAATGGGTCACAGAGGAACTTTTAACTGCGACAACCGGCATGTCAAAGCACATGATTCAGCATGCCCGCCGGTCTACCTGGATGGAGGGAAAGCATTATCGCCATGTTGCCCCTGATATGGCACCTAAGCAAAACAGCCCAATCATGTATAACCGCGATGAGATAAACCACTGGATCGAGCACCAAAGCCCAGCGAAACGCCGGAGAATATCTGCTTAAATGTCCTTTGGCACATCAAACGAGGAATGATTATGGCAGCATACCCAACAGGCGTAGAGGTTCATGGCGAATCGTTACGCATATGGTTCATATATCAGGGGAAGCGTGTCAGGGAAAATCTCGGCGTTCCTGACACGCCAAAAAACAGGAAAATGGCAGGCGAACTTCGGGCTTCAGTCTGCTTTGCGATAAAGACAGGCACATTCAATTATGCCTCGCAATTCCCTGATTCATCGAACGCAGAGAAATTCAGCACTGTCAGAAAGCAAATCTCACTACTTGAACTGAAATCGAAATGGCTTGGGCTTAAGGAGATGGAGCTTAGCCTCGGGACGTTGAGGCGTTACGATTGCCACCTCACAACCACTATCGAAACAATTGGTGAGCACAGGTATATCGGCAGCCTGAACACTGAAGATATCCTTAGTGCCAGGAAGGAGCTACTGAACGGCTGGCAGAAGACCAGACATGGCCTAAATCATCCACCCAAAAAGGGAAGAAGCGTTCCTACAGTCAATAGCTATATGGCATGCCTTGGCGGGATGCTGAGCTTTGCTTTCAAAAGTGGCTACCTGAAAACCAATCTGATGGCAGGTATTACCCCTCTCGCAAAAGAAAGACCCATTCCAGATCCTCTTACTTCTGATGAGTATCAGAGAGTGGTTGCGGCCTGCCCAACGCTACAGTTTCAGAATATGGTTATCTTTGCGGTAAATACAGGCGTCAGGCATGGCGAACTAAGCGCGTTATCCTGGGAGGATGTGGATACTGTCAACTGGACTGTTACAGTGTCACGGAACTATTCCCTGAAGGGAAACTTCACCCTGCCAAAAACCAACGCCGGGATTCGAACAATACAGCTGACCCAGCCAGCAATTGATGCACTCAAGGCGCAAATGCCACTGACCAGAATGATGGCATCCCACAAGGTAAGCGTCAGCCTACGGGAATACAAAAAAAAGAGAACCGATGAATGCACCTTTATATTCTCGCCGTCCATTACTTCAATGAACGGTAAGAAGACGATGTGCTACGTCCCCGGATCCATTAATTCAGCCTGGCGCACTGCCCTGCGTCGTGCAGGCGTCCGACAAAGACGGTCTTATGAAACCAGGAACACATATGCGTGCTGGGCACTGGTCGCCGGAGCGAACCCAAATTTCGTTGCGCACCAGATGGGCCATTCGTCAGCGCAAATGCTATTCACGGTTTACGGTAAATGGATGACCGAGAATAACCATGATCAGGTGGGCATTTTGAACGCATCATTTACTCAAAATGCCCCACTGATGCCCCATAGAAAAACCGCATAACCTTAACTATCTGATTTAACAGATTAATATCACTTCAATCATGATTCATCTGGATGAGCAAGGTCGGCTCTTTTGCCTTTAGCTTCCTGCCGGTAATGTTCTGTATCGCCATTCCTCTGGGTCTGGCGCGCGAAAACAAAGGCGTGGCGGCGTTTGCGGGCTTCGTTGGCTATGCGGTCATGAACCTTGCGGTTAACTTCTGGCTGACTGCCAAAGGGATCCTGCCCACGACCGACGCGGCGGTACTGAAAGCCAATAACATTCAGAGCGTGATTGGTATTCAGTCCATCGATACCGGGATCCTTGGAGCCGTGATCGCGGGGGTAATTATCTGGATGCTGCACGAGCGCTTCCACAACATCCGCCTGCCCGATGCGCTGGCCTTCTTCGGCGGGACCCGCTTTGTGCCAATCATTACGCTGGTTGTGATGGGTCTGTTTGGTCTGATCATCCCTCTGATTTGGCCGATTTTTGCCATGGGGATCACCGGTATCGGCCGCATTATCAATGGCGCGGGTGATTTCGGCCCGATGATTTTCGGTACGGGTGAACGTCTGCTGCTGCCATTTGGTTTACAGCATATCCTGGTTGCCCTGATCCGCTTTACCGAAGCCGGCGGTACCATGGACGTTTGCGGTCATTCCGTTAGCGGTGCGCTGACCATCTTCCAGGCCCAGCTGAGCTGCCCGACCACTCACGGCTTCTCTGAAAGTGCGACGCGTTTCCTCTCTCAGGGTAAAATGCCTGCCTTCCTCGGCGGCCTGCCGGGCGCAGCGCTGGCGATGTACCACTGTGCCCGTCCGGAAAATCGTCATAAAATTAAAGGTCTGCTGATCTCCGGCGTTATTGCCTGCGTGGTGGGCGGTACGACAGAACCTATCGAGTTCCTGTTCCTGTTCGTAGCGCCGGTACTGTACCTCATCCACGCCGTACTGACGGGCCTGGGCTTTACCGTGATGGCTGTGCTCGGTGTGACCATCGGTAACACCGACGGTAACGTGATTGACTTCGTGGTATTCGGTATACTGCACGGCCTGTCCACCAAGTGGTATCTGGTGCCGGTTGTGGCCGCCATCTGGTTCGCGGTTTACTACGGGATCTTCCGCTTCGCCATCACCCGCTTTAACCTGAAAACGCCTGGCCGCGATACCGATACGGCCACCAGCGTTGAACAGGCGGTAGCTGGTACCGTTGGGAAATCCGGATATAACACGCCGGCTATTCTGGCGGCGCTGGGCGGTGCGGATAACATTACCTCTCTGGATAACTGCATCACCCGCCTGCGTTTGTCGGTGGCGGACATGTCCAAAGTGGATACCAACGCACTTAAAGCTAACCGGGCTATTGGCGTGGTACAGTTAAATCAACACAATTTGCAGGTCGTCATTGGCCCGCAGGTACAGTCAGTGAAGGATGAGCTGGCAACCCTGATGCGAACCGTCGAAGCCTGA